GCCGAACCACAGATCGCCAGATGCCACCTGGTTGGACAGCACGCCGCGATAGCCGTTGACCTCGTTGCCTTCCATCAGGAACATGCCGGAGCCGGTGTCCTTGCTGGTGGTCTTGAGGAAGCCGCGCATAGCAGCGTTCATCAGGTAGACAGGGCTTCCGAGCAGCGCGTTGGCGGTTGCCACGTCGCTCTCCAGTGCCACCACCTCAGCGAAGGTAGGGGCAGCAGCGTTGAAGTCTTCAGTGCCGATGCCGGTGGTCAGCTTGAGGCCGAGGGGCTCACCGTTGGAGCCGGTGCCATACAGACCAGCCAGGTCGATCTTGAGCGCCAGCACACGGGCCAGATCGGTGCGCACCATGTTCTCCACATCAATGGAGGACTGGATCATCAGACGGCGGCTGTAGTCAGTGAAGGCAGCCACGGTCTTGGGAGTCAGGCTCACCTGATCCACGGTCTGCTGCGACTCGGTAGGAGCGCCAGACTCAGCCACCCAGTAGGCAGTGCCAGCGCCGGATTGACGGGGGATTGCCACGTTGCCGGTCAGGCCGGTCAGCACGGTGGCGCCAGCTTGATCCAGTGCAGAAGCATTGCGCAGCAGATCGATGAAGCTGCCGGCATCGAGCTCGGTAGCAACGAGGTTGCCACCGCCGGTTGCAACGCCAACGGTCAGATCACGACGCAGCACATCCTGAGGGATGGTGATGCCACGGGACTGGCGGCCAAGCTTGGCAGCAGCAGCTTCAGATGCCTCGATCTCAAACGCAGCAGCCTCACGGGCAGCGCGATCGGTCGGGTTGGCAAGGTAGTTGATGGCACGCAGGAAGGAGAAGCTGCGGCTCTCCTCTGCGGTAAGGCCGATTTCAGCGGCGCTCATGTTGACGGGCTCCTGTTTGTTGTCGAAGTTGTCGAGGACAGCAGCACGAGCTTCGTCGATAGAACGACCGGACTCGATCAGCTGGCGGCCAAGGTCGGCCATGCCGTGCTTGTCGCACAGCGCGTTGATGCCAGCGATGCGGGAGCGCTCAGCCTCAGCGGCTTCGGCCCGCACCACTGCCAGATCAGGGGTGGTGTTTTCCATTTCAGGAATGGGATCGGGTGTGGATGCTGCCGAGGCAGCTTGCTCGGCCTCCAGGCTTCGGCCGATGCCGACGCCGGGATCAGCCGGCACCGACACAACAGAAACCTCATAAGGAGACCAGGCAGTAGCAACAAAGTCACCACTGCCGCGCTCCTCCATTTTGTCGATGGAGTAGCCGAAGGACACGTTTCGGAGAACGCCATCCTTCACGTCGCTCAGCACTTCCTGAGCGAATGGGTTGCGGCTGAACCGCACGCGTGCGTAGCCCCGCTTCTTGCTGCCATCGATGTAGGCCCGCTCCACCACGCCGATCACACGATCAGGGTTGTGGTTGAACAGCAGCGGCGCACCATCATTCAGGCGGCTCAGATCAGCTGCTTCACGATCGTGGCTCAGGATCTCGTTGCCGAAGTAACGCGCAACAGGAAACTCAGAGCTGAAAGGGAACTCATAGGTGCGATCCTCCACCTCATCGAAGGTCGTGATCTCTGCGCGTTGATGCCGGCCAATGCCAGGCATGTCGCGCTCTTCTTCTACGGCCTCAACCTCTACGGTCTCTTCAGTTTCGATCACTTCAGGATCGGGCAGTTGAGCCTCTTCCATTTGTCTATCCTGCAATGCCTTAATTGTATCCGCCTCAATCCTCATCACCGTCTGCCTCCTCCTCTAGGTCATCCTCCACGTCATCCTCGATCTCCTCCACCGGCATCTCGGTATCGGGCACCGGCTGCGGTTGGATGCCGCCGCCTGCATTCACCTCGCTCGGGTCGGTATCGACCACGATGCCCATCTCATCCAGCATCGCCAGCTCTGCCTGACGTGCCATCAGCACATCATCAAGGTCGCCGCCCTGCTCGCTGATCACCTGGCCCAAGGTCTTGAAGCCGCAGCGCACGGCCTCCTTGTACGCGCCAACCTCCTTCTGTGGATCCACCCACTCCCAGCTGCGCGGAATCCAGCGGCTGGCGCGGTAGCGGTCTGGGTTGGTTTCATAGCCCGGCAGGTTCAGCTCACCGCTCAACACGGCCATGTCCATCCATGCCTCAAACACCTGTTGATGGAAGTTCTCGATGAAGTAACGCTGCAGCACCCGGTACGTGTCGCGCTCCTCAAGCAGGCTGAGCCTGCTGCTGCTGTAGTTGGACTCTGAGAAGTTCTTGCTGACGCTTTCAAAGCTGACGCCAACGCCGGCCGCTACGGCACGGAGCATCGAACGTGTGAACGGCTCAAGCTGGCCATCTGGTGCGTTCAGGTCCGGCACCGTCACGCTTTCGCCCGGCGCCAAGTACTTAAACACGCCGGGGGTGAACTCGCTCACGCGGTCGCCGTCGTAGATCTCATCACCCACCAGCTCACCCTCTGGGCTGCTGATGAAGCCCATCAATGCGCTGCTGGCCCGAGCACGCACCACTTCGGCCTCCTCATAGCCCTGCAGCATGTGCAGCCGCATCAGCGCCGAAGCGAACCACGTGACGCCTCTGGTCTGCCCCGGCCGCTCTGGCAGGAACAGATGGA